TGATATGTGTGGCACCGGGTTCTTGTCCGTGTCTGGCCCGACTGTCTGCACCACAGGCATTAAAGTAACGGAATGCCACAGAATCGATGCCGTAGGCTTGACCATAACTGGCCAACATCCATTCGATCATGAGCTTGCTTTGACCATATGGACTGATTGGTTCGCAAGGATCTATTTCCTGACACGGAGTCATGATAGGTTCACCATAGGTGGCCGCACTGCTGCTGAATATGATTCGGGTCGACGTCATTCCATTGACAATCAAAAAATCCAATAATTTTTTGGTCTTTACAAAATTGTTTTCGTAGTACACAGCCGGATTGGTCACGCTGGGACCAACCAGACTGGTACCGGCACAGTGTATGATGGCATCAGGTCTAAATTGATGTATGCTGGCAAAAGCCACTTCTGTAGCGTAATCGCCGGTGTGCCACCAAACACCGGGTGTTTTTAACAAGTGATCGGGTGCCACTCTTGAGTCGATAGCTAGTACCTCATGTCCTTGATCTACCAGGTTTAATAATGTTTGACCACCTATGTATCCTGAGGCTCCAGTGACTGCTATTTTCATTGCGCGATCTTTCTTACCGGATATTTGGCTTGACTTACATGATCTCGATAACGATTGCCAGCACGATTCCACTGTTCGCCCGAACCTTCTAAAATATCTACAATGCGATCTACAGTAGCGTCGGTCCAGGCTGAGATTAAACCTGTATTGTGATGTAAATCTCTTAGTAAGTTTTCTAACTTTTGATACGCATCATCTATCGACCAAGGAATGTAAAGCCTGTTTGGGTCATCTGCAAAAGTTTCAGGGAAACTGCGATAAGCAGGATATAAAACATTGGCTCCGAGCGTATCTGCTTCAGATACTGTGTTTGAAACCCAGTCTTGTAAAGCACAGTTAAACAATACCCGAGTGTCATTAAGCAAAGCATAGTAATCATTTTTCTTTAAGTTTTCATAAATCCTAAGTCGACCTTCTGCTTCAAGTTGTCTAGCACGAGCAACGTATTCAGAATTGTTGCTGCGTAATGGACCACCTTGCATGACGGCAAATTCAATGTTTCGATGACGACCTTGTGCGTGATACATCTCAATCAAGTCCATAAAGAATCCAGGTTGTTTTTCTTGATCGAATCTGGCCGCAAAGGCCACACGCATTGGGCGTTGATCAAATGGACGAATATTTTCCTGACCACCAATACGTTCTACGACTTCGGCCTTGTTGAATGCCAAGCCTGAAATGTTGTAGATCGGCGCAGTCCAGCCAGCGATACGCATATGAGCCACCATTTCTTCGTTAGTGGCCAATACTGCTGTTACAAATTGGTTAACCATTCGCTCATACGTGCTCATCCAGCCCGCCATGCCCCACACATGAACAAAATCATCAGGGTCAATGGCCTGAGCAAGACAGCGAACATAAATCCTAGGACGCTGACTAGGATCCACTTGGTCGAGAATGTAAGGTAAGCTCTCAATACCAGGTTGAAAAAGATCTTCAAAGTAGACGATATCCTCGCTGGTCACATCACCATTCCGCATCATTTGAACTAGATTCATCATCTGGCTCATGCTAAAATAACTGCGACCGTGTGCGTCTAACACCTGCCCTACACTGATACTCTGTGTATTATCAATGGTGCTTCCGGGAACATAAACAACATCTAGCCCCCTGCGGTCAAACACACGACGATTCCATTCAGTTAGTTGTAGAGTATATCGTGCTTCATACGACTCCAACCCCATGTAGTATAATTTTCTCATCTTGAGACTTCCTTTTCTAAATTGTTTAGCCATTTGTTATGAAAAGATTGAGCCAAATCAAGATCCAAGTTAAGTTCAAGTCCTTGATTTTCTAAATCTTTTATTACAACACTAAAGTTCTGACCAAACAACATATCTGTCCAAACATAACACCAATTTTTAATAGGTTCTTCACATACTAAAGAAAGGCAATCAACTTTGTAAAGCAGTCCTATTTCGTGAAGTAACCATGGATAATTATTGAATCCTATTCCTAGTTTTTGTAATCGAACAAAGGCTTTTGTATTTTGTTCTGGGATTTGTATTGATAAAAACTTTCGATTTGGAAATTTTTCAACTAATCCAGATTTTTTAAATGTATGGTAAGCTAACCAATGTCCGGCAAAAACATTATTTTGATTAGATAACTGTTCTAAATTTTTTGAAATTGTGTCTACATCAAATTGTTTTACAAAAGAAAAATGATGAGCTTTAATTTCACGTCCGGGAACATTATCGTATTTTTCAAGGTCAAATCTTGTTATATAATCATCACTAAGTGATAACATATTAGCCAAGTGATTACCACCTAGCCCGGGAGGATATATAACAAAAAGATTTTTCATAGACAACAAAAACAACTGCGGTCAAACACACGACGATTCCATTCAGTTAGTTGTAGAGTATATCGTGCTTCATACGACTCCAACCCCATGTAAAATAGTTTACGCATTATCTACGATACCCTGCAAATCTGCGGGTATCTTCTTCCCACATGTTTTTGGCATTTTTACCTTGGCTGTACTTGTTGTACTGTTGCCAAGCATAGCTCTTGAAGTTGTAAAGGTCTTCTTCTCTAAATCTGTATCCGTACTCGATACAGAATTCACGAAAAAGGTCAAGATCGTCCATCAAGGCGATGGCTCTTGGATTAGGTTTGTGTTGGGGCTTACCCATCGCAGTTACTTTTAGATTTTGATACTGAGGTTAGGGCGAGAAAGTTCATATTTGATCAAGCAGCCATTCTCGCCATCTTCGGCCACTTCAATCCAGACAGCACGATCGGGATATCGATCTGCTATCTGTATATATAGGTCATCTGCGATCATCTCACAACTTTTAAAGTCTAGTTCAAGGACGGCTTGGCTGTAAAGATTTTCTAACCAGCGTTTGAACTGTATGAACTCGATGTCTCTATCGTTGTGGAACACATCGATCCACACTCTAAAATGAAAGATATGACGATGTGGGTTGGCCAGGAACGAAACATCATACTCGTCTCCGGTGGCCAATAACGGATCAGTAGCAGCCGCAGGATAGCGATGTATGCCCTCTCTACGGAATGTGGTCCAGATTTTGCGTTCAGCGGCTTGCTTAATACGTTCCACAGTTTCTCTTTGACTTGATATCATGTTAGGCTTTCAATAATTCAATGGTTATAATTTGAGCAATGGCTTGAGGCATATCTGATTCTGAGTCAGGTATTATATGTAAGTTTACACGACTTTCGTCTCGTTTGCTATCATAATGGGCAATTTCAACGATAGTTCCGCCTGTGGCCTGTTGTATTTTGAATCTGACCGGACTGGGCATTTCGATGTCGGGTCTACAGGATGATACGGTCACCACTTCGTAGTGATCCAGGTCTTCGGCCCAATTTATCAAGCGTCGCAATAATCGTTTGATCATGGTGCTTTCCTAAACTGTTCAACATCTTCTACCGCATGATGTAGCGTTGAGGCATAGTTCATGGCCTGCTGTTGGGTCATACCAATTATGGTTTCACATCGCACATAGCCCCGAGTCAGCAACTGCCAGATATGATGCCAGCGTGTTTTGCTCCAAAAGTCGGTTTTGGCTGTGACGTACACCTGTACTTCCACTCCGGTTTCGCTGGCTTCGACCCAGACATCGTGCTCGTGGTCGGGTTGACCGCATTCACACACTACTTGATAACGCACACAATCACCCCAGGTGTTTTTTTTCAGTATGCCTGTAGCTGGCGTTTCGGGTGTAAAAATCATTTTTATTCCTGATGTTGTTCAAGTCGAATTCCGGTTAAACCGGATACTGTTTGGAAATGATCCCAGGCCATTTTGGCCGCTGGGTTCGTTTCTAAATCATCATTGCACACCACTGTTTCCAACCAGATGTGCGGAAGACGACGTGGGTTTGCACCAAACTGACGCGGTTGATGTAATCGACCAGATTCCCAAAGTTCTATGCTGACGCTTCTTAGTCGGTCCTCATCTTCGTCTGTGTAGCCGATCCATTCAGGACTGCTGAAAGGACTACCCACACTCTGGCCACCACCATAACCCTGCCAAAGCTCAGTCCACTGTATGTCATTGTGTGGATCAAAGTCCGTACGGGTGATGATGACTAACACATCATCAATGTCGACCACACCATCCACAATGTCTCGAACACAACGGCTATAACTCAATCCAATTTTCATTTTACGACCTCATCTTTAGTGTATTTAGACCAATCTGTAAACTTCTTACGGTCCCGTAATTCATGTACGCTATGACACCAAACTCCAGGATTGGTTGAGGCAAAGTCCTGGTCGTCTAGCTTGATTGTAGCATTATATCCCAGCTGTTGTATATAGGGCAGTTTGACCGAAATCATGGGAACGAAGTTATTGTATTCAACTAACGTTCCTTCGACCAAGCCCTCAACACAAGACACATCTATGTCCAAGGTACATAGTAATCCGGCCTGTAGACATTCCAGGATCATAATTTCCCATTCACGCCATGTTACAGCATCGTTGATTTCTGGATTTGGAAAACTTTGGTTAGCACCAAAGTAAACATGTTCGCACCATCTCTCTTTAACCTTCTTTAATATTATCTTGGGATCTTGAACACCCACCACAAACAAAGTTTTCATTCCGTAGGCCGGACTGTGTTCCACTTCGGTTCCGACAAAAAAATCCACGTTTTCATGCCCTTGTCTGTTCATGCTCGTTGTTCCTGTTCCAATTGATCTAGTGCTGACTGATCTAATTGTACACTGTCATCCAATTCGGTGTCAACATCAGCATCACCAAAATTAAACAGTTGATCAAACATGGGACGACCACTTTTGGCTTTGTCGCCTTTGAATCCTCTGGTACCAACAATGTCCATCCAGTAACGATCGTAATGTTCGATTATGGCTTCGGATTCGTCTCGATCTGGTGTGGCAAATATAGCATCCACGATGTCTCGGAACCGAGCATGATCTCCGGTACGACCTTTGGTTCCTTGATTCCACATCATGGCCGGCCATGTACCTGAATCATAAGCACGATTGGCTCGTTGCACCGCTTCAATGTGTGTCCAAACATTATGCCCCATTAACAAAGCATAACTAAAACTGTCCCAGCTTGTTTTGCCTTCTTTGCCGATCTTGTTTAGATCTCCGGGTTTGTAGACGCAGACATCTTTCATCTGCATACGCAGACTGATTGGGCTTTCGTCAAAGTGATCAATCAAGCCATCAGCCAACACAGCCTGACCAAACGGTCTAGTATCAGCAGCATATTTCTTGTCATCCACAATAGGACTCATACGATAACACCATTTTTCATTGTGTGGCAAATCAATATGATGATATACCTGGCCATTGGCAGTGGCCAAAAACGGACTGGCACAGTCAAATGATATGGTAAAGTTTGGATTTACATGACGGCGGACTGCACGTTGAATGTCAGTGAGCAACACTGCCCACTCTAGTTTACTGGTACCCAAAAAGTGCATCCAATCATGAATGCCCGTTTGTAATAGGTTATCATGACGTAAAGCTACTAATCTTTTGAGTACCAGGTGCACATCGCACATGTTCTGACCACCCATGCTCCAACCATTGAAGTGCGTGTCGGGATATTGTGCAGGATCGCAATAGTGTTTCATTGTGTCGTACCAGCGATCAGCGTCTGCATGATTGGCACCTTGTAGTACATTAAGTACCCGCATGCCACCGTTCTTGATGCCCTTGCGGTTCTTCATGTAAAAATCATTGTTGAACTTGGTAGCGTCTACTGCTTCTTCCAGGGTGCTTATTCCACAGGCCTCTGCGGCTTTTTTATCGTGTATGACCCAAGTTGGTATATCCAAGGTCATGCCATAGTCAGCAACGCCGTCCAACCATTTGAGCACACTTTCTCTGCGTTTCTGTGCCCGAGGGCAACCCGAATTGGCCTTCCAGTCGCCTTCCCATAGGCCTTTGGCAATTTGGAATCCACCTGAGTCGCCCAACATTACAGTGTTAGGATCTCTATTACGCACCATGTCCTCACTCCAGTCTTGCTTGGCAAGATCTAGATTAGCATGACCGCCCGAATACAAACTCCACTTGTAGGGGAATAATGCCTTTTGATCATTGAGCCAATTCATCTGTTCCATATCCGGAATACCAGCCGGCATTCTAGCAGGATCCACATAGGGTCCTGCCACAGGATCACGTTGCTTGCCTACAAAAGTGGCGTAGAATCCCGAGATGGCTGGAAGGAAAACAGCATAGTCGTTTTGCTTGGCAGTTAAGTTATCTTGGATCACTTGGTCTGTGCTAATAAGATATAGTTGTAAGTGGCCAATCCAGAGTCGACAGTGATCATGGCAGCACCACTGTCACTGATATGGAATGTTTTGTCTCCGGCTAAATCTAAAATACTAATCACAGTTTTAATTGGCCATGACCATGTACGTTTAAGCACACCCGTGATTGACGGTTCAAATACAAAACTACCAGCGTGAGTCGAGTGATCTCCAAAGTAAAACTTTAGATCTCCGTTTTCGGTTTTGACCTGGAAGTTGACTTCTTCAGCCATAGCCTGTGCCTGCATTTTAAATCTTTGTATTGCGGCCACGCTTGGAGAGAATTCGACCACCCATGGAACACCTTTGAATTCTATTGTTTTGAGTTTGGCATTCACATGTGCGGAAGCCATGAATCTATAACTGTTTTTAAAGTCTCCGGTGGCATTTTGGAAATTGATGCTCTCGGGCTCGCCTGTGGCATTTTTGCTCAAGTTTAGTACTGCATTTTCTCGGTACTCTTGCAAGTTTAACATGATCTTGAGTTTGGCCAAATTGGGCATACCAAATGTGCCCATAAACTCTGCTACTGGATTGGCAAAGGCACCCTGCACCACCACACTACGATCTTCGGCCAGTGCTTCAATTTTGGTCTCAGTGTCTGAGCCAGTGATCCTGACCAGGTCAATACAGCCTAGGTCAAGCGTGTGTCCTACTAAATCTAATAAGTGATCTTTCATTGTAATTCTCCTTGAAGTATTATTGTATACGAGTTATTTAGAATTTGCAACAGGATTCGGCATTATTTTAGCCAAGGTTTGTCCACCTCTTAGCGAAGTCAGTTTGCCAGGTTTGCGCAATTCTAACCAACTGCCGGGACCGTTGTCGTGGTGGAAAAATTCAACGATATAATTTAATCGAACAGCCAAATCTTGAATCATGGTTGCTCGATTATAGCAAGCATAGTTTTGTTCTACTAGGGCTAATCCAGCCAGTCGTTCGCAATCGTTAAAGGTCATAATCAAAACGCCACCAGGTTGAAGTTTCTGATAAATTTCACCTAGGTATTTTTTTATCATTTCAAACGGTCTAAAATTAAAATAGTGATAGGCCAAACAGATACCAAACTGTTGATTGGGTATTTTTTCTAAAATTTCTCGATCAAACGTTTCCTCAATCACATATGAACGTAGTCGACTTTGATATACCTTGTTGTAATTGTTTAAGACCGGTTCCAACAACTCATAACTTTCGTCAACGATGTATAATGGATCATTGCCGACCATGTGTTGCATAAACGGTTCTGGTCCTGGATGGATAATCATGCCCGGATAATGCCAATCACCGTATCTCATGATCCGGGCGACATATAATTTTTCTGTTTCCTGGCTAATTTTAAATCTTTGATTCCGTATTTGGGCAGGAAACTCTGCATGTTGCGACAGTCGCTGATCCAGCGTTTCCTGGTACCACCGAAAACTATGTTGGAGCCATGTTTTTTCTTCTTGTTCAATTTGACTTTTTGTTTGATTTTTTAAAACAATTAGTTGTTGTTCAAATTTATCAAACGAGTCAAGTACATCCTTGTACTGAGACTGTAAAGATTGGTCAGCAACTGTATGCATGATTTTATCTAACTCGGCTGTTGCATTGTGTTTTACAACGTCGGTTGACGAATCTCGCAATTTAGCCCAAAAATCAACAAGTTCTCTAAATGTCATTATGTCCACGAAAATAAAGTTTGAAATGTGTTTTCGGTATTGGTGGAGCTGGCTAGGTCCCAATCTAACACACTTAACAAATTATCAATTTTTTGATCTACCACAGTGGCTTCCATTTCCGAATCATCAAACGGCAAGTCTCGGAACCACTGTGGCAAGTGTATCTCGTCTGTGGGATAACCAATTGACGTCCATCCTAGTGGATTGTTTTTGAGTTTACACACAATGGTTTTCATGCCGTCCACAATTTGTAGACTATACTTGTCACTGTTCATGGCTCGCAAGTTGTTCCAGTTCAGGGCCGCACGTACATGTCCGGGCATGTTGGCTTTACCTAGACGTTCTTCTTCCTTGCCATACTTGGTCAAGTTGTTGACACGTTTGGGACTTCCTTTTTCCCATCCGGGTCTGTCTTTAAACACATACTTGAACTCACGAATTTTTTCAATAATTTCTTCGCGTGTTGCACCTGTTAGTACATCATCTAATATCGTACTTAGGAATTCTTGAATGACCTTGGGCGTATCAGATCTTTTTAGATCCAGCCCCATGGCCTTGACCTTACCGGGTTTTCCATTGACATCTTGCCTTTTACCTTCTTTATCGATGATCATAACAGCATATCGTTTCTTGGTAATAAACAGACCTTTACTGGCCACCACTTCTCGGCCGCCGCGTATCACTTCACCCATTTCTCTAGGCACGTGGAACGCCTGTTCCATAAAGCCCGGAAAGCTAGCATTGACCTGATCAGCAATGCTATCATATAACTGTACAGCAATTTCTTTTGACCATGACATGGTACCTGCATCTATTTCACTCTTTAGCACAGGATAGGCTGTAAAGTAGCAACTGTCTGTATCACCATAAATGATTGCCTCGCCCACGTGATCGTATTGGCCAGTAATGCATTCATTTACATACGCATCCATATGACGTGCAATGGCCCGTCCGGTAAGAGTCGTGGATTGTCCAATACGCTTATCAAAGAACCTGCAACCAGGATTAAGAATAGCACCATATAGGCTATTAAGGTTAATCTTCTTGACCAGCTGTCTTTTATCCCAATATTCTTCATCATTTTTATCTGTACATTCTTTAAGTTTGGCCTGCATGTCTTTACGTTCGGCATACCAACGTTTGAGCAGGCCTGGAATTACAGCTTCACGTTCATATGTAAATATTGTGCCGTTGGCTGTGATCATCCAAGGCTGATTACTATCAAATATCATCTTCCATATTTCGGCGGCACTGTGTACAGTTTCATTACCATCACTCCAGTCAATGGTAATCTCGGTACCACGTTGTTGTTCCATTACTGCGGTATATTCTAGTGAGCCAAACAGGCCTTCCCATGCGGAAGCAAAAGTGGCTCCACTACGCATTTTATCTGCAATATACCTCTCGGTCATGGTCTGTCGTAGTTGTCCAACGATTGTTTCTGGTCCCATGTTAAGAGCACGGATCGCCGACGGATATAAACTGTTAATGTCGATTGATCCGATGTATTCGTGTATGCCTTTTTTAGGGTAAGCAACATAGGCACCTGCGGCTTGCGTATCTTCATCCGAAAGCCGTTCTCTACGGGTGGGAACTACCATACCTCGTTCATGTGCTTCATTAATAATGGCCTGTTCAGTCAATGCCACAGCACCCATGGTAGTCTGTAGTAACACAGTATTTTCATGAGCTAGAATATTGGCCAGATCCAAAAACTTTAATTTATTATCTAGCTTGGCCAGGATCATTGTGTCTTGTCTGTTGTATTCGATAAACTTTTTAAAATTCTGGTTGTACAATTGATCCAGCGTGCCTTCGAATACAGTTTTAGTTTCGCCTAGTTCATATTCAGCAATGGCATCCAAGCTATAACTGTGTCGTTCCTCATAGGTATACTTGCGATACAGTTGCATATAATCCATGTGTACACGACCGATCAGGTCATAGGTTTGATTTTCTGCACCAAAACGTTCAAACATACGTTGTTTGGGAAACTGATCCCATAGACAAAATCGTCTAGTATCGTCACGACTGAGTATACGAGTTACTCGATTAATGGTGTAGGGGATATCAAAGCCCTCACTGTTCCAGCCACTTAGTGCGTCAGCATCTTCGATCAAGTCCAGGAAAGTTTTTAGTAGGTCTTCTTCACGTTCAAAAATTATAGTATTCTCAAACTCGCTGGCAATTTCTTGTGCAGTCTCTGGGCTCATGTGGCGTGGAGGCACAACCAAGGTAACCATCTGTTCCAGCCAACCTAGATACACACTTATGGCTGTGATAGCATTAAAAGGATCTGCAGGTGGACTGAACCCACGTTCTGGATCAAAGTCCACCTCAATGTCAAAGAACGCTACATTAAGTCGAGGTGCATCTTGGCCTTTGTAGTTTTCTTCTAGGCAACGAAAGATTGGATTGATGTCCGATTCGTACAAGCGTTTTCCGCTTTGTATACGCATCTCTTTGCGAAACTCTTTGTTGTTGCGTGTGCTGAAACGACTTACTGGTGTACCAAAAATACTTTGGAACTTGCCTCGTGCATCATCGTAATAGAAGATATAGTTGGCCGAAAACTCGCGATACTGCCTGACTCCGTCGCGGCGTTCAACTATGTGTATGCGATCGTGTTCACGATCAAATAGTGCATCAATATAACTCAAAAGATTCTCCGTTTATGGCCGGTTAGCCATGATTCATGCTCGTGTGTGAGCGACTCATGCTACTACTTATATAGTATTTAATTATACAGCATTTTGTTAAATAGTCAACAAATTAAATTAAAAATTTGGGCAGTCGATTCGTTGTTTTTTTGTTGGCATTGTTCAAAAAATTTTCCAGATACAATATAATTTTGATTATATTCATTGCTTTCTTTTGTTTTGGCCACTAGTTCCTCTACTGTAAATTGATTTAACGTATCAATCAAATTAACAACACTTTCGAGTCTAGATAAATTACCTGAGTCTTGATCCCATGATGTATCAAAATCATAGTCAAACTGCAAACCTAAATTGGATAATGTCTTATAAGTTTCAAATTGCCCAACTGGAATAAATGCAGTATTGCCTAGCAGACATTTTAAAGTTTTTTCTGTAATAAATGGTCCTGGCCAAATGTATTCTTGATCATTTTCAAACATACCGCTATAATGAAAACTTTCGTTGGTAAAATGCACAACACAATCTTGATATAATGGTTGCCAAGGATTACCGGTTACACTCTGTTGATTTTGTGTGTTGTTATCAAAGTCATCAATTTTTATTTTTTGTCCAAGATATTGTTCGCGAAACAGGTGAGTTAGTTGATCCAATTTAACGTTCCCAGTTACTTGCCAGTTGTGAACATTTTTTTCCTCGAGCCAAGAATTTAATACAATCAATGATGATTCTCTTGCGGTATCTAATAATTTAGTTATTATCCACAATTTGCTTTGAGTGATACGATTGCATACTGCGCTAAATTTATAGGTGGGTGTTATTTTTTTTTTAATGCCAAACCATTCCTGCATTTGTTGTAACTGATAATGCCAATAAAAAAATGATAAAAAATAGACTCTTGGAATTTTAATGTTATAACTTTGTCCGTCAGCTAATACGATGATTGGCTCAGATACTTTTTGCCGTTTTAACCATTTTATATCTACTACTTCTAAATGAAAACTTACAACATAACAATCAAATCCTTCAGGAAGATCTTGATTTGGCCAGCGTTGAAATAATGCAAAATAGATTTTTTTATTGGGTAATTTTTTAATCCATTCATACCCAGGAAAAAAAGGAATGGTATCTTGAGTACCTCTGACTGGCAATGGTACTAACATTTTTTTCATTAATTTTTAAAAATTATATTATAAACTAGTTAGTAGCAGTAGTTTCATCTCAAAGAGTTTTACCAACTGTGGTCAAGATTTGTTCCAGGATTTCGTGATCCTGTTGGGCACGACCAAATTCGGCTTTGTGTGCCAGTTTAATAGCACGTTTAAGGATAGCTGGTTTGATTTCTAATTCTTCAGCAATGGCTTTGACAGTATCGTTGAGCCCTTCTGTGAGTGTTTCGATTTCGTGTGTGACCTGCATGCCTTCGTTGATTATTTGAGTAAGTTTGTTTGTTTGTTCTGTGGTAAAGACGCGATTTGTCATTGATTTCTCCTGGTAATAAACTATTATACAGGAATAATTGTTAATAATCAACTGTTCCTGTAAGATAGTTTACCTAAACTGTTTTGTCAACTGATGACTGCTTGCCCCAGTCAATTCGATTCCAGGCACGTTCGTGGAAATAATATAAAATACTATTGACTACTAAGGCGAAACTGACTACGCCCAGCCCAACCCAGGGATTACCAGATGCAAGCCATCCACCAAAGAAATTAGTAATGGTAACCAAAATACGCCAGGTTACCACTTTACCCATGCTACGTACAGCTTTTTCTAACCATTTAGATTGAAACATTTTATTTCCTTTAAAAAGTTGATGCTAAGTATTGACATGAAAAGAGCAGTTCTTTGCGTTAAAAATCCTCAAAATTATATCAATGACCTAGATGATTACAGCATTATGATTGTCAACCCTGACAGTGCACCAGCGCGACTGGATTATTTATTGACCAAGTCAGACTACAGTTTATTAATTACTGACCAAACCACCGTTGATCGCAATGGACAAGATTACCCAGGAGAAAGGGTATTATGGTACACTAGTGGCACCACCGGGGACAGTAAATTTTGTAGTTTTACCCAGGCACAACTTGACGCATCGTCTAAAACTATTATCGATGCTTACAACATTACTGACAATGATCGGTATGTGGGAATTATGCCATTGTGGCATGCACACGGACAAGGATTTTATTGGGCAACACAATTAGCTAAATGCGAAACACACTTTATTTCTACAAAAGATGTTAGAACCATGCCGAGATATAGCCCAACTTTTATCACGGCAATACCCGATTTACTTAAAGTCATTGGGCAATTAAATTTTGATAAAAATTTACGATTTTTTAGATCGGCTTCTGCATCACTGCCTGACCAATTATTTCAGGATCTCAAGAATAAATTTACTTTACCTGTCATTGAGGCGTTCGGAATGACTGAAGCACTCAGTCATTGTTTTACTAATCCCCTGTACGGCGAACAACGAATGGGTACCATTGGATTACCGTCGGGGATTCGGGCAGAAATTAAAAATGGGCAATTACACATTCAAGGAACCAGTGTGGTCACGTCAGACTGGTATAATACTGGTGATTTAATTGAACAAGATGAAAAAGGATATTATCGTCTATTAGGCAGAGTTAATGATAGAATCATTGTTAAAGGCTACAAAATAGATCCCATAAGTATTGAACGCCAATTACAAGAAAAACTACCCAACATAGGTGAATGTGTAATTTTTGGCAAAGAGCGGGTGAATTGTATATACACAGGTTCAATCACATTAAATGAAGTTGCGGATTGTTTAATTGGTATTCATTTGTGTTGTCGTCCTGTACTAGTAGAACAAATGGAAATTATACCATTGCCTAGCAATGGTAAATTGTCAAGAACCTGGTTGAAAGAACAATTTAAATGTCAATAATACGAACCGAATTAACACAATTAAAAAACAAAGGTTATGAATTTCAACAAACCTGGGAAGTAGTAGATCTGTTTGAAAAAAAGATAGCTGACTTTTTTGGTGCACCTTATGCTGTTGCTGTAGACTGTTGCACACACGCTCTTGAACTTAGTTTTAGATTACGAAATCAACCACTTGACACAGTATATGTACCTACACACACCTATATGAGTGTTCCAATGGTACTTGAAAAATTAAATCAATCCTGGCAGTTTATTGATTGTCGTTGGGAAAGATTTTATCAATTTGATAAACATAAAATCATTGATGCTGCTACATTATGGAAAAAAGATTCCTATGTTGCCGACACACTAATGTGTATTAGTTTTCAATTTAAAAAACACATTCCCATTGGTCGTAGTGGAATTATTTTGACCGACAATCAAGAACATTACGATCGTCTTCAAAAAATGTGTAGAGATGGCAGAAATCGAAAATTGTTACAATTTGAAGATGATATTACAGAAATAGGATATCATTACTATATGACCCCAGAGGATGCTGCAAGGGGAATACTATTATTTGATCAACGTCATCATGTACCTGGAAAAACATGGAGTTGGCAAGATTATAAACCGCTAACTGATTACACAATATTTAAGGACCGACATGTCGTTTAGCCCTGCTACCAATGTATCGACCAGGTTCAGTGATATCTTTTATGACATTGCTAAAGGCCATAATTTCAACATTGTCCGTAACGGTTAACCGATTTGTTACTGTTGATTTGGTACGAATAATGCAATTATTTCCAAGTGTTGATTTACCAGTTATTGAAACTCCGGGTAATAAACAACAATTATTACCTAAAGTGGTATAGTGTCCGATTAAGGTATACGATCCTATAATACAATGCCGTCCCATAGTTGATGCCAACGAAATATTGCAAAATGGAAAAATAAAAGTTCCAGAACCTATTAGAGGCTTTGGATTTATTCCTAATACCACAGTATCATGGATTACTGTAATAAGATCAAGATCTAATTTGTCAACTAAGTCAATAATGTCAAGTCGTTCTTTCCAATCAAATATGACAGATACGATATACTGGTAATCTTTTTTATTACCGCATGCTATAAATGATTTGGTAGATATAACTTCAACAGGATGAGTTTTAGATATCTCGTTGACAAATTCGTCAGTTGTTGATGATTCAGTATATCCAATAATTCTAATAGGTTTGTCGTTGGCAATAATCATTTAAATTTTCCATTTAACTTGTTTAAATTCATCAATGGCTCGTTGACGATATTTTTCATACATAATATTTTTAGCAAAATCTACGTTATTTAAAAATCTTTTTTTGTTGTCTTTCCATAATTTTTTAACCAGTATTGGATCAGATAATAATTTTATGTTACTGTCTACACTTGCACACAACCGATCTAGCGGATCACTGATACTATCGTACGAATGATCAACGATATCGTCAAACATATCAAATCCAAGTTCACTTAAAAATTTTACCGCACATTGGCCTGCTACCATGATTGGAAAATTGCAACCATATACAGAATGTAAAAATTTTTCACTTATCCCAAAGTGTGGAAGATTAAACATTGTTTCAGAAACAATTTCTATGAAGGAGTTTTTATATAGATATCGTAAATTAGTATCAAAATTCAATGTCATTAAATTTTGAACGTTAAAATTTTGAACGTTAAAATTGGAGTATAGTTTGTCTAAATCGTCGATGGTTTTATTTAAAGATAAAGACAACTGTTTAATTTTATCATAGCCACAACATAAAATAATTTTTTTTGTGAGTTCTTGCTCATTGGTCAATGACCAACTGACTCTTTCAAGCCAATTAGATGCAGTATTTTGTGAGTCTTTAAAACTGATAATTCCAAAAGATTCCAAATTTAAACCAAGTAAATAACTGACAAGATTTATTCTATGTTGTCTTGGAGACCGATTTAAAGAAATAAAAGTTTGAGAACTGTTAAAATTTTTATCTATTACAGGTTGCAACTGTTGATACTGATCTTTTTGGTCTAAGATCTTTGATCCAAGCCGAACTATCTGTATATTTTTACCTTGTATTTCATTATGAGTATTTTCTAGCCCCATAATTAAAACAAAGTTAATGTCGGGATTGGTGTTTGCCACTTCCATAAATTTTGCACCCATAAAAGATACCGAGTCAGTCCAATGATCAAATTCATCTGGATGTAATATATCCTTATGGAAAAATATCACATTTTTTTTATTTGTAAATTGAAGTTCAGAAATACTAAATTCTCTATATGTTGCTTGAAAATCTATCCCTGGTGGAATCATGGAAATTAATTCATGAAATATGGACCTACGAAATTGATCATAAATTTGCATACTAGTAATTAGCTCACTTTTGATCTCACGGTAGCGAATCGTGTCACCAGGCCAGCAGCCGGCCATTCGGTCCTAAGGCCAAATTCTATCGTGTTCCAATCTTCATGTATTGTTCATAAGCGCCATCTGGATCGGTTAGATCCAAAGCACCTTGGTAAGCTGTTCGTGACAGCGGATAGGCACTATCAAAAGCTTCTAAACTGTCAAATTGATTGGCGGCTCCAGGATCGCGATTTCTGGCTTGTAGCACTGTCCAAGTGCCAGAAGGTATGTGTGCCAGCCACTCAGATCCGTCAATGTTGTGACAGCTCAAATTGACGACCAGGCCGTCAGGGCCCAGTTGTCGATAGTCCAAGTCGTTGGCATCTCGACGCATGTTTTGGATTTTATCGTCCAAGCCCAGTTGAGCCAGACGCTGTTGTCCCTGTTGCAATGAGCGGCCATTGATGTCCACATTGACGATCCTATCAAACGAAATGTACTGATCCAGCATGAACAACAGCAGGGCTACATTGCCGTACCAGGATCCCAAGATGTAAATGGTGTCGAACTGATTTTTGATCTGTGCCAGGGTAGCTATGGCCCAAAATCTTTCCAGATTGAGATTGGCACTGTCACTGCCTGTTAGCGTATTGGAATTGACTTCAGCAAGGGGCGTAAGGAAGTCTTGGACGATCATGTTCGGGCCATTTGGGATCAGGGTCGGGATAAACCGGGTAAGGATATTCGATCATGTTAATTGTATCCAAGTTCTACGTTGTCCGGCCACGGAGTTGGATCAGGTATGTCGCAAGGTCCTTCTGCTGGTACTGTACCATAATCCACAGGTGTAATAATTTCTAAATATTCCATGTCTGGACTGTAATCGTACAAGTAATGTACCATGCCTGGACGTTGCTGTACGCAATCACCAGCTTCTACTAAGTGTATTTTATCTTGATACATAAACTTGGCCCAGCCTTTGAGCATGTACACAATTTGAAAATCGGCCACATGATAATGCCAGCCAGTACCGCCCGAGCCCACTGGAGGTAAGTTGGCTTTGGTAATATGTGCTAGTACCCGTCCTTTGGTAGCTGTTGCTACACCTAGGTCTCGATACAGGAAAAAGTCTCTAAGACCCCCGCTTTCAAATTTGCCTTCGTTGTGTTTGACGTGACTGAATAAGGTGTCACTTTCAAATTTTTCTGTCATATGATTTCCTTCGATTTAAAAATTATTTTCCATCCACATGCAATTGACTGCCTTTGTTGAAGCTGGGACTAAATGGGCTTTGTGCCACGCGGCCACCTCGGCTTTGGCTCCAGGCATAACCAGCACGGTGTCCTGAACAATCTTTGGTACAAGGGCTACCTAAAAATTCTAGCTCGTCTAACTTTTCATCAACATGATCTATGTTCAAAATTATACATACATCATGTACGGTTGCTCCTGCCTGTTGAGCAATCTGGTCAAGGTCTTTTTCACTTAGTTGTCCGACAGCACGAAATCCATGTTGTTTCATCAGATCAGCGGCCGAACTCATGACCATTCTTACATGTTCAGCGGCACCTTCATCTAGTTCGTCTTTGAGCCAAGTTGACGCAAACATCTTGCACAAGGCCTGTATTTTTTTGTTGCGTGTAATTTGTAAATGATATGTTTTGTCCGTGGCCCATGTGTGTTGGCTGGGATCTCGGTAGCCAGCATAGACCTTGTGTATGTTAGTTTGACTGATCATATCTTGGCAACTGTCACCTATACGATCTGTCATGGGTTCAGTACATGGACTGCAGGTTGTGACAATAATACTGCCATCGGGTATGTCACCAAACCGCTTGTGATATGCATCTATGGCCGCTCGTTCAGCATGAACATTGCCCGAATCAATCCAGTAGTTTAAAGCGGCCACACAGTTGCGGTCAGGATCTAGCACCGCTGCCGCACACATCATATAAAGATCAGGATCTCGACGTTGCCCGTCAATTACTAATTCACAAAGACGTACCAAAATATCATCTAGCTCTTTTCGATCATGTATTTGAAAATCACTTATGCGCATTTTTGATCCAGGTATCGGGTATTTTTTTGTATTTCTTTACCCAAAGGTCGTGTAATTTTTGTCCGCTGATATTGTGGCCACGTGCAATACGAGTCATAATACGATCAATAATGTCGTAGACATCATCGTCGCTTGCTTGTTGTATATGATCTTGTTTGGCTAACAATGCCGTCTTGAGTTCTTCTACAGCTCGATCATCCTGGCTGTGATCTATATTTTCAAAAACAAATTCGCGGAATCTCATTTTGGTACGCAGTTGTTTACTCTAACACCATTTTTGACTTTGGTCTTGGGGTTGCCAATTTTTTTACCAGTCCAGCAAGCAGGATCCAGTCTGGTTTTTACTGCCTTGGCTTCAGCCACAGCACCCAACATCTGTTGGACCTGGTGCACCCAGCCTGACACATCTCTGGTGCCAATTTCATCCAGATCACCCACATTGTAAGCCACTTCTTCTACAGCCTGCATGACCCGTTGTGGTCCGTACTTTAGCAACAAATCTTTGTGACCAACCATGATCCTGTGCAAGATGGCACGTTCCACACCTTGGGTATCTTGATCTTCGGCCAAGTCGCGAGTTTTTGCTATCTTGGCATTGTAGGCTGCCTGTAGTTGCCTGTGCATTTCAGGAGCACCGTTGAGCACACTGTTCAACAGGTCGCGGGTTTCAGGTGTTGTACCGTAGCCCATTTTCTTCAGTTCAGCCACGGCTGCATTCAATAGATCCTGTCCACCCACAGTGGGCTGGGTCGAGATGCCACGGACCACATCATGCCAGTTCACATAGTTGGTGCCTTTGACCGGTTCAGGGCGAAGCTTTTTGGTACGCATGTAATCAAACGCTATTTGTTCGTCACTGTCAGGACCTTTTTCTCGGGCCAATGTGCCTAGCACAGCGGGCTTAGTCTGATACTGTGCGACCAATCTTTTTATTCTTTGAGAGTAGGTCAAAGGCCTGGGTTCTTGTGCAAGATAACCGCTGACTTCATCCAGGTTACTGTGTACTGCCCAATCATGATCGATCTTGATTACCCGTTTGCCTCGTTTGGCATAGTGGGCTTTGATCTGATCGTCATCGTATTCATCACTAGGCACACGAATCCGGCCTTGGGTGCCATCATCAAAATGTACCGTCCATACATGATATTCACCTGGGCGTAGACTTTCCGTCACACCCGGTTCATCCATTGGTTTTTTATCTTTATAAACCCGGATAGAGTCTCTGGGATTCAGATTCTGATGATAGTCAGCATCTTTACGAACAACATCATCAGTATATTCACTGCCGTGATGATAGATTGCCTTGCGACGTCCTTCTGAATCTAAGTGATGTATTTCGTAGTTGGCTTCCGCCACACCTTGTTCTTTCATTAAAGAACTACCACCGTGGTGTTTTTCGATATCTTGTTCCTTACTACTAATAGAGTAGTCCATAACACCTACAATTTTATCTGTGGCCTGAGCAATTTCACTTTGAACCCAGTCCGGTAGGTCTTCGCCCCGGCCGATTGCATTGTCTAGGTGTGTTATTACTCGCTTCATAGTGTGTAGTTGATTTTTAACAAATTCACCTTCACCACGACTATGATTATCTGGATCTACATTCTTTAATTCTGTATCTTTAACATTGCCATTGTATTCTTCCTCCACACCTTGCTGACCTTGCCGCATCAAGGTCACTGCTTGTATGGCTTGTTTTAATAATGTATCATTTGGATCACTAATGTTGTACTCATCAACTTGTATTTTAGGATCTGGGTTTTTTATAAGTAATATTAAGTGTGGTTTGTGTTTAGTAAGACCACGACCGTCGTCT